AACCATCTTGCCATGCACCAAGGTTTCGTAACTCTTCCTCGGTTACTTTAGGCTGAGGCTCAATCGGTCTACGTGTCTGCGTTTTTCTGCCATCCATGACAGCTGATAACATTGCATCGTTGAATTTAATACTGTCTTTCATAATTACCTCTATTGATATGTTTTGAGCAAAATATGTAATCTGTAAAGCCATGTTTTAAAAGATTTATTTATTTAATTGTTGGTGGTATGATCGATTTTCAACCGTTAACGAGGAAGGAACATGAGCACTAAAATCTATTTATCCAATGTTGTTGATAAAAGTAATTATGATATAAAGCGCCGGCAACTATTTAAAGTTACTGAAATAGAGAATGGGATTTCATTTCCATTTCATGGAAATAGTTCTTTATTTAATATGCTAAATAAAGGGGATATTATTGAAGTGTTTTCTCCTTCTGAACCGGCTAGAAAGGCGACTGTGAGCAATATAAGAATGAATGACATTTACTTTAAGTTTTCTTAAAGATACAAGCCAAGGATAGGCTTCTTTTAATTCACACTTATTTGTTTTAATGCCTCACGAACAGCGTTTAAACGTGACTCCATCCTCCAATAATCGCTATTTTCCTGCTTAGGCCATGGAGCACACCACGGATCATTACCAAATAACCCATTATATTTATTACTAAAAGTGCAATTAATAACATCATCTTTAATATCTTCAATCCATTCGAGATCATCAAACATGGTGCGAGCGTCACTTTCAGTTAGTATTCTTTTTTTTCGACATTTCATTATTTCTTTCTTAACAAACGCGATATTTTCTTCATTATCAGCGTCAATTTCCTTGTCTAGGCTTGAGTCCAAATAACCAATCCAATATTGGTTTGTGATCCATAATAAAAATTCAGTAAGAGACATACCCATACCACCCCAATAGCATGACCATGACTTACTAAATTCACTGATAGTCACACGACCTCTACGATTATCGCCATAGTCTTCAAGGTAAACATGAATAGGGTCATGATTATCGACGCCTGTTATTACTAGCTTAGTAACTTGTGATTGCTCTATTTTCATAATCACACTCGCTTAAACTCAATAACCCACACCCACGGATTACTATCCCATCCGTCATTACCGTAAATATTTCCCCAAGCACGCCGAAATGCCCTTATTGGTTTTTCGAACCAGCCAATTGAATTAGCTGCATCAGATTGTGAATTATCAAAGCCTTCTGCCTTTGCGTCTTCTTCACTAATTGATTGAAGCCGCTCTACGTGAACATCAGTAATTTCTAGTGTGATACGTGAGGCCCATCGCGGCATTTGCGTCGATGGTCTCCAGCCTTGCCGAAAATTATCATCGCAATCGATATATTCAGGCGCATACCCGCCATCTGCTTTGTAAACACAGTTTTCTACTTTTTGGTATGGAGTCGGATCTTTAAATAGGTCGTAAGCTTTTTCGACATCAACTAACGGACCTTGCCATGTTTCACGAACCCAAATGCGATCGCCAACCTTACCGTAAGGACAGGTAAGAGGGTAAGTTCTGTCATTCCAAGTGGCACCATCAGTAGAGCGCAAAACACAACGACCATCTTTGATGCCTGCGTGATAATTTCCAGCCCTTAAACCGCTAAAGTTAAAGTTAAGAGCCTTATCAATTGGTTTGAATTTAGCAATACAGCGAGTTTGAGTTTTGCGGCCATCAATGATGGCGCGTACCATTTCAGTATTAAAAATAATTCCGCGCTCTTTCATAATTAACCTTCTTAGTTAGAAACATGAACTGACGCTTTATTGTGATTTGGGTTGTTTTTGTTAACGAAAGCCATATCAATATCTTCTTTCGCTGCTTCCGGGTTATTCCAGCAGCTAGTGATATAGGCGTTAACTTCATCACGACGATAAACATATGAGCGTTCAGATAGATAAACTTTCACAAGAATTTTTTCTTTGTGCAGCTTATTCAAGATTGAGTTACCGACGCCCGTTTTGGCTTTAACTTCTTCCGGCGTGCAAATATCGTCTAATGTTTTTAATGCTTCTAAATTCATAGTAACTCCAATGGCGGGATAAACCCACCGTCAGCCATTATTGATATTCGTCTTTCATGTCATTCAGCGTGATACTGAACGCATTGAATAACTCATCGCCAAGCTTACGTTTATTGGCATTAAGGAATTGAAAAACCTTTTCGAAAGCTGCTTTAGCTTCAGGTGATCCGCCAGCAGGTAGGCTATTAATTTGCGCTTCAAGGTTGTTATTTGCATCGATGCGGTGATAAGCCTGAACCGCTTTGTTTTTCAACTCTGTGAAAAGTGCGGTACCAAGTGACGATTTAAGCTCATCAATTTGTAATCGAATTTCTTTAACTTCATCCAGTGTTGAAGCATCAGTGATCGATTGGCGAAGTAATTCAGGATTAAAACCATCATCAACAATTTCACCAGTAATTACATCACTGTCACCGCTGGTGGCTTCGTGATGCTGTTCAGGCTCATTTTGCTGAGTGATCTCATTGAGGCTTACTCGTTCTTTTGGTGGTGTAACATCTTTGATAGTTCGCTCTTCAAGTTCATCTGGTGTATAAACCCCCATGATCACTTCTGGGCAATACAGGCGAGACCAGTACTTAACAGCCAAGTAAGCAATTTGTTGCTTCGGCATAGTTTTCCATAGCGGTGAGTTACGCGTTTGTACATCGGCTAAGTAAACCGGTTCACCGTATGTAATTTCTGTTTCACCTCTAAGAACTGCACCAACACGAATAAATAAACCAGATTCGTCACGATTTTCTTTTACGCCAACAATCTTTTCCCAATCACCGCCGTACTCGTAATGGAAACGACCTGTAACAACATTTGAACTGGTGATCACCGCGTTGACCAGCTGAGCTTCATAACCTAGCGTTCCGTTAATTAAATGTGTTTTTTGCCCTACAACAAAAGGGTCCATTCCCCAGCGAGACGCTTGCATTGTGATAGCCAAGCAATCAGCAGGCTTACCCTGTAAATGCTTTGGTACCGTAGCGGTACCAGATGCCATTAAATCAGCAATACGGATAACACAATTCATTGCTTCCGCATTAAAAAGAAGTGACATGTTATTCATGACACCAGTTTGTTGTTGGTTACTTAAAGCGACTTCTGACATGATGATTACCTCTAAATTGATAAGCGCCACGCAGCAAGCAGGGCGCTAGAATTGATTAAGCTTCTAATTGAAGTTCTTCTAACTTGCGTGTTTCAAAGTCAGTAAGATTAATGGTGAGTGTTTCGGTGACTGGTGCAGGCCATACGCCAGTATTCATTGAGTTATTGATATCGCGCAGCGTCTTTTTGTACTCTAAGCGACCAAGTTCAAGCAATTCAGGTGATGCTTCGACGATAGCAACCCAGTGGTAATTTTCGTCTTTGTTGACGAATATCCAGAAAAACTGGTCTAGCATGGCGATATCACAATACATTGCGGCACTGACATGGTAATCACGGTTAATGATTTCTTTGCGGATCATCGCGGTGATAGCATCCTGCTTGTATCGACCTAATGAAGCTGATTTAAGGTCAAAACCAACTCTTAGGTTTTCGTCATACTGGATCTCTAAGTCAGGACGTACGCGAACTTCTAAGCCTGTATCATCGTCGATACCGTAATAACTAACTTCAACCGCACGGTTAGGGTGAGTTACCAGCTTACCAGCCTCTGGATGGTCAAATACGGCTTGCTGCATTGCCTTACCTAAACGGTACTGATCACCTGTAATACGAATGCGTGATTCATCGGCTTGCCATGCGCTGATTAAATCATCTTCAAACACTGCATCAGGCTTAACGGATTTAACGGAAGCTGCTAACTCTTCTTTCTTGCCAGTTAACTTAAGTTGCTCTGCCTTCGGCTTGTCAGCGTTATATTCACGGATGAAGGCTTTAATTGAGTCCGTATTAGTAAACGCACCAGCGGGAATAGTAGGGGCGAGGCTTAATTCATCTTCAACCTTTTCAGGCTCTAAAACTAAGGTGTGGAACAAGTTACCGAAGTCTAAGGCTTCTGAACGCTCACGCTGAATAACTTTACTGATGTGTCGACGCTCGAAGTACATCAAGCTGATACGACCATCTTTCAACATCGTACTGCTAATGCCGTTTGATGAATGGTAATCATCATTTGAAATATCGGTATAACGACCAGGTTCAAAGTATGGAGGCACCAAATGTAAGGTACATTCGTCATTAATCTTAGTTTCATCATGACCGATTTGTTTATCTTCATTGGCATGAGTAATCACATCAGGTTCTACCTGTTCGCTCATATCTACAGGTTCAGATGATAACAGTGACTTAAAATACTGTTTGCGGTCTGCATTTGAGCGAAATTGGTCAGGGTTTTTAATGACATGGATAAAAGCACCGATAATGTCATTATCATGTAAATGCATGAAGTTTGGTGTTGCTAGTGAGCTTAGTGATAAGTCAAAAGCAATCTTTTCAAATTGCTGCATTTCTTCGCTGATGCGCTCTTTGCTTAAGTGGTCGGTAAGCGCATGCAGGTTATCTGCGGTGTTAATATCATTAGCCATTAGGATCGCGCTAACAATATTGGCGAGGTTACGTTTTTCAAATTGTTCTTGATTGCTCATTAGTAAATTCCTTGTCGGTTTGAATTGATATCCAGGTTACGAAAGCCCATTCGATACCATCTTTGAAGTTTACGAACTCTTGTCTTTTTCCACGTACGATGAATACATGAAAACCATTTTCGATAAAAAACATCATTCCAATCACCTTTTAAATAAACGAATTGTTTATGTTTGTGATGTGAAAAAAAATCCAGCTAAAACAGCTAGATTGATTAATATTGTCACTGTCCAAATCTTGCATTCCGAATCTACGGGTTAGCTAAGACATTCTGCGGCTCACAGAATTTAGGAGTGTGATAGCCATTCTGTATTGTTAAAGAGCGTTAACCTTGCGGGTTAATCTGAGATAAATAATAACCCGTAAATGATGGTTGTCAATCGCTAAAATGAAATAAAATAAACAAAACGTTTATCTTTGGGCGTATAAAAAAGCCAGCTCGAGGCTGGCTATAATCATAATGCTTTGTTTTAATTTTCATTTTTACTAATGATGAACTCAATAAAGTCTTGAATTTTTTCTTTTTCGTTATCGGGTAGGGCTGCAAACTTTTTGTGATCGTAATGAAGAACATCTTCATCATCTTTTGACATCAAAAGCTCATAGGGCTTTCTGCCTAGTGCATTAGCTATTGCAGCAACACTATCAATAGTAGCGCTAGATTCATTCTTGATGATTCGGTTAACTGTTGCTTGACCTAATCCTGAGCTAACCGATAACTGTGCTTGCGACTTGATACCATCAATTAACATGAATGTAGTGATGTTATCGCCAAGTATGCGACCAATATCTGTAGGCTGTCTGGCTAGTTCATCCGCAATTTGTTCAGCCGGGGAATTTAAGTGGTCCTTATCCATGTAATACTTTGGAAGTTTGGTAAGGAACTCAATTTTTCTAGCAACAGGATCGCTTAGCGAGCGATGACTTTTCATATCTGATGACATTAAATAACGAGAAATAACGTTCGGAGCGCAACCCAAAGCAGTAGCCAAGCGTTTTTGTTTCCCTTCGTAATGCTTTTCTATCACAAAGACAAGGTTGTCTCTTCTGATATCTTGGATGCTTTTCACGGTACGTTCTTCCTTTGTGTGTAATTTGCTCGATATTGTTTATTCTGTTTATCTATTAAATATCAAATTAACCTTTGAGGTAAATTCCCAATTTGTTTATCATGATTTCAATTTTCGTGGTTTGTTTATCTTTTTGGGTGGTTAATATGGTATTTACAGACTTTAAAACATTCTGGAATAGTCTATCTAAACGTGAGCGTCAGCAATTTGCAGACAGCGCAAATCTGACTGTTCAGTATATTTCTATTCACCTACGCTATTGCAGTCGCAGCGTGTCATTGCAAACAGCTAAGCGATTACAAAAAGCTCTAAACACATTCGGAATAGAGCTAACGCTAGACCAAATAGCAGACAAGTTTATGAAGTAAATCACACTAGGCCGCGAAAGCGGTCTTTTTTTTGATTAGATGGATAAACAATAGATCATTTATGGTTGATTTATTTTTTGGAGTGTATAATCTCTTACATAGTCACACAACAAAATAAGGCTTAAACATGGAAATCATCACAAGAAAAGAAGCGGCAACGCTTGGTAAGTTACGTTATTTCACAGGTAAGCGGTGTAAGAACGGTCACGTGGCTGAGCGTTACGTTGGTAACGGTGCTTGCGTTACATGTAATTATGAAAGTTCTATCGAATATAGAGCCGCTCTAAAGCAATTGATTGAAAGCGCCCGTTAATAGGGGGTGTTAGATGGCTAGTAGCTGGATCAAAGTTGAAGTAATAACCCCCGATAAACCAGAGATTTATCAAATAGCTGAAATATTGGGTATAGACCCTGATGCAGTGCTTGGAAAGCTCATAAGAGTTTGGTCTTGGGCTGATCTGCAAACATTAGATGGTAACGCAGGTAGCGTTACAAAAAGCGTAATAGATAGGATCACATTTATTACAGGGTTTGCAGATGCGCTTATTTCTGTTGGGTGGATGAGAAATGATAAAGGTAAGTTAGTTCTACCTAATTTTGATAGGCATAACGGAGAATCATCGAAACAACGGGCACTTACGAATAGAAGAGTGGCAGAACATAGAGAAAGGAAAAAAAAGAAAGTAACGCCAACACCGTTACCAAAACAGTTACCAGAGAGAGAGGAAGAGGAAGAAGATATAAAAGATCCTCTCTCTAACGGACAGGGTGAAAATTTTCAACCCAATCCTGATGCGAATAATTCAATTTTGAATAACCGGGTTCCAGCTGGTGGATACGGAACTACCGAAAAATTTGTCATGTATCACGAATGGCAGCCTGATCCTGATTTTGTTCAGAAGGCGGCGTACTGGGGGGCTATCCTAAAATCGCCAATGCAGCCACATGAGTTAGCTGAGTTTGTTACTTTTTGGAAATCGGAGGGTAAGGCTAAAACTCATGAACAATGGGAAATGGCTTTAGCCAAGAGTATTAAATATCAACGTTCTAAGAATGGTGAGGTGAAAAATGGGACAAGTAACAGAGTTTCGTCACAGAAAGAATTTTCAGGACACTCCAGATCAATGCAAGAGTTCTACAGAAGCGTTAGAGAAGAATACGGGGACGAGGCTATTGCTGCTATGGAGGAAGCTGATAGAGCTTTATGGGGACAAGTGGACCAACAAAAACGGTCCGAAACCGTCATTGATGTGGAAGCAAGCGCTAAGCGCATTGAGTGATCAGCAACTGGACGGATTGTTTAAATTCTGTATCGACCGCTGCATGAACGGAAACCCATGGCCACCAGAATTATCAGACGTGATTGTCGCGTTATCTGATGACTCTGTTAAACAAAACCCTTTTGGTATTCCGTTTGATGTAATGCTGAATGACTGGAAACGCTATTGCCGTGATCGTGGTATGTATGACAGCGCTGAAATGTATCCATACCGTCATCATGTTCAGTATTGGATATTTACGGACATTCGAAGAAAAATGATTGATCTCCGCATGACTGAGCCGGAGGTAGAAAAAGCATTGAAGAAATCATTGCTTGAATGGTCTGAGAAGGTAGCCGCTGGTGGAAAAATACCAAAGCCAACTCTAAGTCTTGCTGATAAATCTAAACCTCGTCCTGCTTGGATGGATTTAATTGAAAAAGGTAAACAACGGACTCAATAAGATTCAAAGGTCATCAAAATTGTTAGCAGGATTAACATACAGGCGTTTTTGATGTTCAGGATGATAAATCCCATAGGTAGAATGTAAAAATCAAATGTAGAGCGTTACAGGGCGTTTTAAAGGGTGGTAAGAAAATCAATTCTTACTGATTTTTTATGGTTGAAAAGATAAACAAATTGTTTATATTAACCGTGTGGGTTAATCAAATTCGAGGTAATGGTTATGTTATTTCAGGATCGAGTCATAGAAGCACTTAAATGCGGTCAAAGCATGACGATTAAAGGGATGCGTAATCACATTGAAAGCACCGGAGTTAAGGCCGCATATGGCGCGGTAAAGCACGCCGTAATTCAACTTGAAAAGTTTAATGTTATTTCACCTGCAGTTGTCGAGGGTTCGCCTTGGCTGGGTTACAAGCTGAATGACAACTACAAAGACGGCTTGAAGCTGCAGGCAAGCAGCAGCAAAAGACACATGGTGAGAAAACAGGTTCATAAGCCTGTAGAGAAGCCAGTCAAGGTTATTGAGACAACGTATGGTCCGTGGCGCCAAACAGGTGAACCGGCACGTTTACAAGTCATGTTTAACGAGTTACTAGCGAAGCCTAGGGCGAAGCGTATCAAGCGAGGCTTAGCGGTATGAAAACTATTGAATATCCCATTGTACCCGTGCCTAAGCCGCGCATGACGCAGCGTGATAAGTGGCAGAAGCGACCTGCGGTAATGCGTTACCGGGCGTTCTGTGACGAGGTGAGAGCAAGAGGCATTAATCTGCCTGAGAGCGATTACCACGTGATTTTTGTCATGCCTATGCCGAAGTCATGGAGCAAGAAAAAACAGGCTGAAATGGACGGTAAGCCCCACCAGCAAAAGCCAGACAAGGACAACTTAGAGAAAGCCTTGCTGGATGCCATCTTTGACGATGATTCACGCATCTGGGATGGGCGAGTTTCTAAGGTGTGGGGAATCACAGGAATGATAACGGTAAGGTTACCGGAATAATCGACAAATCATGAACTTGTTACCAATGGGTAAGTTTGTGAGCAGATTAACGAATCATTGAATGAATGAGGTAAGTCCTTATGAGTCCAGAAGATTTTATTAGAAAGAACATCATTCAGAAGCTTAAAGAGCTTGATTATCAGGGGGGGGCATTACAGCTTGCCGCTGATGAAGGTATCGCACATTACCGCAGATGCTCACAAGCTAGTAAGCGAGGTGCAATGTTTGATGATTGCTTTCACGTAGCAAAGGTTTGGATGGATAAGTACGGTGGTAACACAAAGGCTAAGCTTAAGCGCCGTGGGAAAACGGTAGTTAAAAAAGTTTCGTTATTTTGAGGGTAATACGATGGTATGCGCAGATTGTGGTGGTGAGGTGGTTTGGATTGGTCCTATAACAAATTTATCTCACGCGGAATGTAAGCAGTGTGGCTCTGTAAATAATTACCTCACTGAAAAGGTGGAAGATGATGTAGTTAGTGAGGCTAACAGCATGCAACTAGAAGCAGATGGCGAGTTTGTTTCTTTCGCTGGTACTGATGATGTTATTTGCAGTGTCGCTTCTGGTTCCTATGACAATGACGACAGGCTAGCAATGTTATTTGCGGCGGCACCGGAGATGTTAGAGGCTTTGCGTGAGTTAATTCAGGCTCATGAATACTCGCTTAGAATTGGCTACGAAAGAATTATCGAACTTGGTGGTGACTGTGATTCACCTGAGCTCATGATTAACAAAGATGCATCACTAAATAAAGCCAAAGTAGCAATCGCAAAGGCAACAGGTAAATAACCATGGCAACTATCGACGCAATTAGGCTGTGCTACGACATTCTTGACGGCTCTGTATCGCCTGAAAATATCTCATCTCAAGAAGTGTATGCAATTTGCACTTACCTTGATGATGTTGTTCGTGAAAACCTTGCATTTACTCAACAAAAGCCTGTGGCGTTCATGGATGGTGATGGTGAGGTAATCAGCGCGGTTAAGAAAGAATTTGATCAGTTAACGGGCGGTAATCACATTGGTTTCGATATTCCGTTAATTCAACAAAACAAACAATCGTGACATGTCACGCGAGGTGAATATGGGGAACGATAACTGGATTAAGTGTAGCGATTCTTTGCCTGAATTAGATACGCCAGTATTTGCTGGATGGTTTAGGGAAAACGGCGAATTTGTATGGGGTAGATTCGTCAGATGTGAAGAACACGGTGATGAAGGTTGGATTTGGCTATGGTCTATTTGTACGGGTGATTATTTAAGTGATGAAGGTGATTGGCTGCTAGATGATGATTATTCAATGATAACTCACTGGCAGCCGTTACTGCCGCCGCCAACACAAGAGGTTAGTAATCATGATTAAACGTTACTTGGTATTTGCTGCGTTCTGGTGCGTGTTCTCCGTAGCTGTGGGGATGTTATTCAATGGCTAAATCACCAGCAGAGCGCAAAGCAGCGCAACGTAAACGCCAGCGTGAAGCTGGCTTGGTTACTCCGCAATGGCAGGTTGAAGCCGAAGAACACGAAATGATTAAGCGTAATTGTGCATTGCGTAGACCAGGGCGCGAACCGTACGACGAATCGGAATACATTCAAATGCTCATACGTAACGATGATGCGCGGCTCAAACGCGAGATTGCGGAGCTATCAAAGCGTTGTTGTGGTAAGTGTGGTGAGCAGCTACCAGTTTCCGGTTGTTGCCTGGACGGTGATTCAGAGTGCTGGGTAACCAGAGGGTGGCATGAGACTAAATTGGAGGTAGAGGGTGCGGGGAACTAATCTAATCGAATTGAACATTGCATACCGGTTTCAGGCTCTAAAAATGACAAGCCGAACTCTAAGGAACAGGAAGTCAACTGTTAATATTTTTGTTTCAGAATACCGCAAAAGCTACAAGAAACTCACTCCAAGAGGTAAGGCATTTAAAAAAATAAAAAATATTAACAATGCATTCTTCAAGAAGAGATTTGATGGGGAGTGCATGGAAATCAAAGTTATTCAGAATGAAGTGGATTAATTTGACTATGGTTGACAAATCACCCTCAAGACAGAAATTCGGTTGACACGAATATTGTTAATCAACTGACAGGTAACCCTATAAGGTTTGAATGTTATCTTTTAGTTGGTCATAATAACCGTAGAGGTGATGATTATGACCACAAAGACAAAGAAACCACGTAAGCCACCAGCCAGAAAACCTACGCCACTTAACGCTCAAATGGAGCGCTTCTGTCAGGAATATATCAAAGCACCTGACAATCAAACCAATGCAGCGCTAGCAGCAGGTTATGCCGAAGTTAGCGCCTGTAAGCGTGCATCACAACTTATGAAAGACCCGCGCGTCATTGACCGTATCGCACAGCTCATGCAGCAACGTAATAAGCGCAAGAAGCTAGATGCCGACAGCGTGTTAGAGCGATTGGTTAATATGCTGGATGCCGATATTGCCGACATACTCACTAATACGGGTGACATTAAGCAAATTAAAGATTGGCCTGCAGTATGGCGCAAAAGCATTTCTGCATTTGAAATAGCAGTCATCGATGAGAAAGTTACCGTTAAGAAAGTGAAGCTGTTAGATAAGCTACGCGTGCTTGAAATGGTCGGTAAGCACGTAGACGTCAACGCATTCCGTGAGCGCTATCAGGTTGATGTAACAATTTCCCTTGCTGATAAGCTGGCAGCAGCCCGTAAACGTGCCGCTGGTGGTGAGTAATGATTGAAACCATGTCGCCAGAAGAGCAGCTAATTAACGATATAGGTATGTTTACTCATGACCCATTGAGCTATGCACTATACGCATTTCCATGGGGCGAAGCTGGTACCGAACTTGAAAATGCTAGTGGACCTCGCCAATGGCAAGCGGAAGCGCTGAACGAAATAGGTGAGCATCTACGCAATCCTGAAACACGACACCAGCCGCTACAGCTTGCTAGGGCATCAGGTCATGGTATCGGCAAGTCTGCATTCATATCGATGATCATCAAGTGGGGCATGGACACCTGCGAAGATTGTAAAGTCGTTGTTACTGCCAACACCGAAAACCAGCTACGAACTAAAACATGGCCAGAGATTGCCAAGTGGCAGCGTCTATCTATCACTAAGGACTGGTTTACCTGTACTAAAACCGCTATCTACTCCAATGACCCTAATCACGCTAACGCTTGGCGTGCTGATGCTGTGCCGTGGTCAGAGAACAATACAGAAGCATTCGCAGGGCTACATAATCAGGGTAAGCGCATCATTCTTGTTTTTGATGAGGCCTCTAACATTGCGGATCTGGTGTGGGAAGTAGCTGAAGGGGCGCTAACGGATGAAAACACAGAAATCATCTGGATAGCATTTGGTAACCCGACACGTAATACAGGGCGTTTCCGTGAGTGTTTCCGTAAGTTTAAGCACCGTTGGAAAACTAAGCAGATTGATAGCCGTACGGTTGAAGGTACCAACAAAGAGCAGATTGATAAATGGATTGAGGACAGGGGTGAGGATAGCGACTTTGTTAAGGTTCGTGTGCGTGGTATTTTCCCGTCAACATCTGAAACCCAATTTATACCGACTGGCTTAACTGATGCTGCAATGAAGCGCACAGTAACACAAGCTGAAGTATCACACGCACCAATTATCATAGGCGTTGACCCTGCATATTCTGGCGATGATGATGCTGTAATTTATCTGCGTCAAGGGCTACACAGCAAATGCCTATGGACTGGTAACAAAACCACTGACGATATCGTTATGGCAAAGCGTATTGCTGACTATGAGGATCAGTATCAGGCTGATGCTGTGCATATCGACTTTGGCTATGGTACTGGTATTTATTCTGTTGGTATGAGTTGGGGGCGTGATTGGCAGCTTGTGCAATTCAATGGCGCATCAACTGACCCACAAATGCAGAACAAGCGCGGAGAAATGTATAACAATGTTAAGTCATGGCTCAAGATAGGTGGTGCTATTGACGATCAAGACGTTGCTGAGGATTTATCAACACCAGAGTACAAGGTGGAGCTAAGCGGTAAAATACTATTAGAATCCAAGGTTGATATTAAAAAACGTATTGGACGCTCACCGGGTAAAGGTGATGCGCTAGCGCTAACATTTGCTTACCCAGTCACCAAAAAAGAACGCCACAACATATCAACATCTAGTCAGGGTAGTCACGTTGTTAGTGATGCAGATTACGATCCATATGCCTAACTAACAGGCAAAAAAATGCCCTCGCGAAGAGGGCAAATGTAAGCAAGGGAACGGCACTTGATAACGAGCAAAGGACATCCGACTAACGGCCTGTGACCAAAATGTATCTCGTGGTTTTATATTTGTCAAATAAGATATACAATAAATATTAAATGATATTATTGTTTATCTCATGAGGTGATATATGTGTGGAGGTCTTTTTGGTGGTACGCCTAAGATTAAAACCCCGCCACCAGTGCAAGCAGCACCGCAAGAACAGGACGAAGCCGTAGTGGGTTCTCGTGATGAAGAGCAACGCCGCCGCCGTGCTGCCGCTGGACGTAAGTCAACATTGTTAACCGGTGCGCAGGGTGCGACTAGTTCAGCATCCACCAGCGGTAAAACGCTACTTGGTCAGTAACCTAACGGGGGCGGTATGAGTTTAAAGCAGGATTTATTAAAACAACTCTCACAGCTTAAGAATGAGCGCCAATCATTTGAGCCGCACTGGAAAGAGCTTGCAGAGTATACGCGCCCTCGCAGCACTCGTTTTAACACGTCAGAAGTTAATCGCGGTGATAGACGTAATACGAAAATCATCGACCAAGAAGCGGCTAAATCTGAGCGTACTTTATCAAGTGGCATGATGTCAGGGATAACTAGCCCTGCCCGTAAGTGGTTCCGTTTGGCTACACCAGATCCTGACATGATGAATTATAGCCCCGTCAAAATGTGGCTTGAGGTTGTTGAGCAGCGTATGAACGAAGTGTTCAACCGTTCCAATATTTATCAGTCACTACCGCAAACCTATTCCGATATTGGCACCTTTGCCACCAGCGCATTAGCTGTACTGGAAGATAACGAGCGTGTTATCCGTACGGTACCTTTTCCTATTGGCAGCTATTACATTGCGAATGGTCCTGACTTAACAGTCGATACCTGTTTCCGTGAATTCAGCATGACAGTGCGCCAGTTGGTTATGGAGTTCGGCTTAGACAATGTGAGTGAGCAGGTTAAAAGCATGTGGGACTCTGGCAACTATAGCCAGTGGATCACCGTCATTCATTCAGTTTACCCGAATTTAAACCGCATCAGCGGAAAGCTGGACGCTAAGAACAAACTGTTTAAATCTGTTTACTTTGAAATGGGTGGCGATAGCGACCGTGTTCTACGTGAATCTGGTTATGATGAATTCCCTATCATGGCACCACGCTGGGAAGTGAACGGTGAGGACGTCTACGGTTCATCGTGCCCAGGCATGATTGCATTGGGTAGCGTGAAAGCATTGCAGCTATTGCAACGCCGCAAAGCACAGCAGATTGATAAAGTCACCAACCCACCTATGCAAGCGCCTGCTTCAATTAAGAATCAGCGCATTTCACTTGTTCCTGGTGGAATAACTTATCTTCCAATGGCTGGTGCTGATCAAATGATTAAGCCGATATTCCAAGTACAAGCCGACATTAACGGCTTGATTGCTGACATTGGCGATACTCGAAATCAAATCAAAGAAGCCTATTTCTCTGACCTATTCATGATGATGGCTAACGTTAATACACGTTCAATGCCCGTCGAGGCAGTAATTGAAATGCGTGAAGAAAAGCTACTCATGTTAGGTCCTGTCTTACAGCGTTTAGATTCTGAACTACTCGACAAGTTAATTAATCGTACGTTCGCAATCATGGCGCGTAAAAACCTATTGCCCGTGCCACCAGAAGAAATGCAGGGTATGCAGCTTAAGGTTGAATACATTTCTGTCATGGCGCAGGCGCAAAAATCAGTTGGTGTTAGCAGTATTGAGCGTTTTGTTGGCTTCGTTGGTGGTCTGGCAAATATGAAACCAGAAGCATTAGACAAGCTGAACACTGACGAAATGATTGATAACTACGCTGAATCAATCGGTGTTTCCCCGACTATCGTTTCATCCAATGACCAAGTAGCCGCTATTCGTCAGCAGCGTGCAGAGCAACAGCAACAGATGCAACAAATGCAAATGGCACAAGAGGCTGTGGCAGGCGCTCAGGCTCTTGGTAACACACCTATGGATGATAACAGCGCCTTAGCTGCGCTTGCTGGTGGTGGTCAATGACACAGCTTGACGATTACTCGGAAGAGGAAAAGGCAGAGATTCAGGCTGATTTAGAGCTTAAAGACAAGCTTAGAAAAGAACGTGAAGACGATGATTTAAAGCAGGTAATGAGCACTGAATATGGTCGTCGTTTTATCTGGAAAACTCTATCTGCCAGTGGTGTTTTCCATTCGTCTTTTTCTTCTGATCCCTACAGTACAGCCTTTAATGAGGGCGCTCGTAATAAGGGATTAGAGCTATTTAAAAATGTAATGAGTGTTTGCCCTGATCTCTACTTGGTCATGGCAGAAGAAGCCAAAGAACAGGAGAACAATCAATGAATTTATTTCAACGCTTGGTGTTTCGTCGCCTTTGTAATGAGGTTTCAGAGCATGGCGGCGAAGGTGCAGCTGCGACAACCACAGAAACTACAGCGGTTAAAACTGAAACATCAACAACAGGTGATCAGACTACGACTACTAGTACAGAGACTGACAAGGCTAATGATACGTCCAGTACTCAGCAGGAAGGTACTGACAAGAAGCCTGTAAGCGCTGCACCTGAAAAGTATGAGTTTACGGCTGGCGAAGGTCAGGAACTGGATAAAGAAGCCTTGGCAGCGTTTGAGCCCATCGCGCGTGAACTTGGTTTAAGTAACGAGCAGGCGCAAAAGATTGTTGATGTGTATGGCTCTACGATCATGCCGCAACTGGTTAAGCAGCAAGCCGATGAATGGCAGAAGCAAGTAACTGGTTGGGCTGAAACAGTCAAAGCAGATAAGGAAGGGCTTGGCTCTACTGAATCTATTGGTTATGCACAAAAGGCATTGGATCAATTTGGTTCACCTGAGCTTAAAAGTTATTTAGTTGAAACAGGCTTAGGTAATCATCCAGAGCTTGTACGTGTTTTTTCAAAGATTGGCAAATCCATGTCTGAGGATGGTTTTGTTAATGGCAGCAGTGAAAACGCTCGCAGTACTGCGGATGTTCTTTTTGGTGATAGCAAATAAGGTATAGGAGAAAATTATGCCTCTAGCTCTAACATTGGCTGATTGGGCTAAACGTCAAGACCCTAACAGCAAGCAAGCGAAGATCGTTGAACTGCTCAATCAGTCTAACGAAATTCTTGATGACATGGTGTTTTCTGAGGGGAACTTACCGACAGGGCACCGTACAACTGTTCGTACTGGTTTACCATCTGCAACATGGCGCTTATTGAACTATGGTGTTCAACCAAGCAAATCAACAACTGCGCAAGTTACAGATACCATTGGTATGCTGGAAACTTACTCAGAAGTAGATAAGAAGTTGGCTGATTTAAATGGAAATACTAGTGAGTTTTTATTGTCAGAAGCGCAAGCATTCATTGAATCCATGAACCAGCAAATGGCTGAAACTCTTTTCTACGGTGATACAAGCATTCACGCTCAGCGCTTTACTGGCTTGTCTGCGCGCTTTAATGATCTTAGTGCTAAGAACGCCATTAACATCATTGATGCTGGTGGCACTGGTAGCAATTTAACCTCTATTTGGTTAGTGGTATGGGGACAAAATACGATTCATGGTATTTACCCTAAAGGTTCTAAGGCTGGACTTGAACAACAGCATTTAGGCGAAGTCACGCTGGATGATGAAAATGGCGGTAAATATCAAGGTTATCGCACCCATTTCAAATGGGAAAATGGTTTAACTGTTCGCGACTGGCGTTATGTAGTACGCATCGCTAACATTGACCTTTCCAAGCTAACCAAAGATCCAGAGGCAACAGGAGCTATCGACTTGCCTGATTTGCTGATTCAGGCGATTGAAAAAATCCCTAACCTCTCCATGGGTAAGCCTGTTTTCTACTGTAACCAGCAGATCCGTAGCTGGATGCGCCGCCAGATTAAAAACTCTAAGAACGTCAATATTTCCATGCAAGAAGTTGCAGGGAAGAAAGTCGTTTCTTTTGATGAGATTCCAGTGCGTCGTACTGATGTGATCCTCACCACCGAAGACCAAGTGAAGTAATTCCGTACGGGGCTGATATCCAGCCTCGTTAACTTAATTTTGTTGGGAGTTCGCAACATGATTTTAGATAAAGAAACCCTATTTTCTCTCGACCAAGCAGTGACCGCATCAGCAACTGCGACCAGCATCATTGACCTAACGCCAGTTAAAGGTGATTTCCGTGATATCGGTATCGGTGAGCCGTTGCAATTGTTTGCGCAGGTTACTGAGCAGGCAACAGCTGCAGGTGAAGCAAAAGTACAAATCGTACTGGAAACATCAGCAGATAAAGCATTTACAACGCCTGTTGCATTGTTTAAATCCGTTGAAATGCCTATTGCTGATTTAAATGCAGGTAAGCGCATTGTCGGTACCGTTCCTCATGGTGTCATTAAGTATCTGCGTCTTCGTTACGTTGTCACAGATGGTCCATTAACCGCAGGTAAGTTTACGGCTGGCATCGTACTTAATGTTGATGCTCATCCTATCTACAACGCTGTAACTAATTAAGGTGTGACATGTCACGATATAAAGTTTTGAAAAAATCATTTATCGCTGGTCGTCTGCTTGAAGTTGGTGAGGAGGTTGAATACAGCGGTATTGCTGGCAGCAACTTAAAGTTGATTGGTGGTGATGATGCTAAACCTGATACTGACGCTTTGGTTGATGGGGCTAGTGGTGATAGTAGTGAGGTTGTAACCAATACTGTTATCAGTGGATCAGGCGATACTGTTGATTCTAGCCTTGAAGCTTTGCGCGAACAGTACACACAACTGTTTGGTAAAGCACCTCATCACAACATGGGCGCAGATAAAATGCGTACCGCGATAGATGAAAAGCGTAAAGAACTTGGGGTGTAACCCCCGATGCTAAAGGGGGCGAAAGCCCCTTTTTCTTTTGGAGATGCAGACAATGAAAATGGTCAACTTAAAAATTAGCACAGAAACTTTTGAGAATTCCAAAGGTGAGAGCGAAACACGTGATGAATATCCTTACGGTCTAACTCTCTATCTGGACAATGAAACGTTAGAAAAGCTAGGCGCAACCATCCCTGATGTTGGCGAATCAATTGAATTGTCTGGTATAGCCAAAATTAAATCTAAACGTACTGATGAGCGAGAAGGCAAAAAAACAACATCAGTTGATTTGCAGATAACAGATCTGGCCTTGGGAGCAGGTGATACCAAATCGGCGGCAGATGTTTTGTTTGATGGGGGTGAGTAATGGCCTCAGAAATCGAAATCTGTAACTTGGCACTTAGTCGCATCGGTAATAGCCGATTCATTAATAGCCTTAGCGAAAAGAGCAAAGAAGCGGAGCAATGCAATTTACACTTCAATCATTGCCGCGATACTACGCTCTCTGATTTTCCGTGGAACTTTGCCAGTAAGCGCGTTGCTTTGGCTGATACCAATAACCCACCGCCAGACTGGAAATTTGCCTATAGCTACCCAACCGATTGTTTAAAGGCAATAGCGATTATTCAATCTGGCCAGAAATACCCTCAGCCAAATAATGCAATTCAATTCATTGTTGGATCTGATACAAGCGGCACTGGGAAACTTATTTACTGCGATCAGCCGCAAGCATGGCTTCAATACGTTGCATCAGTAACTGACGTGAATATGTTTGATTCGTTATTCATTGATGCGCTTGCATGGCGTTTGGCAGGTGAGCTTGCACGCCCATTAGCTTCTAACTCTGGTATTGGTAGTGAAGCTTTCCAGATGTATTCCATGACGATTGCTAACGCTGGCGCACATTCTCTTGATGAATCATCAGAACCTAATGACTACATGGATCCTTTCACAGAGGCGAGGATATCGTAATGGCCTATAGCATCATTCAACCGAGTTTTTCTGGTGGCGAAATTGCACCTAGTTTATATGGTCGCATTGACTTAGCGAAGTACTCAACCGCTTTACGTAAGTGTGAAAACTTTCTTGTTCGTCAATACGGCGGCATTGAAAACAGACCGGGTACCAAGTTTATTGCAGCGGCAAAATACCCTAACAAGAAATGCCGCCTGATCCCGTTCCAATTCAGCACAGTGCAAACGTACGCCCTTGAAATGGGTGATAAGTACATGCGCGTGATTAAAGATGGTGGGCAGGTTCTCTATGCCGAAGGTGAGCATAAAGGTGAAATCTTCGAACTAGCTACTCCATACAGTGAAGCAGACCTATTCAATTTAAAGTTCACGCAGTCAGCAGACGTAATGACCATCGTACATGCTGATTATCCACCAATGGAATTACAGCGTTATGATCATGATGATTGGAAACTGGTACCAGTTGAAACTCGCAATGGTCCGTTTGAAGATATCAATGTTGATAAAGATAGAAAGGTTTACGTTAGCGCGAGCACTGGAGAAGTGACACTAACTGCAACTCATAATATTTTTGGTGCTGAGTTGGTTGGTAAGCAAATCTATATAGAGCAGCAGGCGGTTGATGCTGTTCCTGTGTGGGAAACGGATAAAACAACCAATAAAAATGATCAGCGCCGTGCCGGTTCTAATTATTACAGAGCAAACACATCAGGTAAAAGCGGAACATTGAGACCATCACATACAGAAGGTATGAGTTGGGATGGGTGGGGCGGTGATACTGGGATCCAGTGGGAATACCTGCATAGTGGTTTCGGCATCGTTAAAATCAATTCTGTCAGCGCTGATGGCTTAACAGCAACGGGTAAAGTTATTTCTTACATTCCATCAAACGCAGTTGGCGAAAGCAATGCCACATACAAGTGGGCGCGTTCGGTTTGGAATGATGTAGACGGATACCCAAGCACCGTTATGTATTATCAGCAGCGCTTATTTTTTGCTGGCTCTCGTGCATATCCTCAAACCATTTGGGCTAGCCGTAGTGGGGACTATAAAGACTTTGGCAAGAATAACCCGATACAAGATGATGACCGTATCATCTACACCTATGCAGGGCGCCAAGTTAATGAAATTCGTCACTTAATTGATGTGGGTTCGCTGGTGGCCTTAACGTCTGGCGGTGAGTATCAAATCACTGGGGATCAGAACAAAGTATTAACGCCGAGTAGTTTCTCTTTTTCCTCGCAAGGTGCCAATGGCTGTAGTGACGTGCCACCAATTGCCGTTGCTAATATCGCTTTGTACATCCAAGAAAAAGGTAGCGCAGTGCGTGACCTCGCGTATTCGTTCGACGTTGATGGGTACCAAGGCACTGACCTTACCATCATGGCTAATCACCTCTTTCAACGTCACCAGATTATTGATTGGGCGTTTTCTATCGTTCCTTACTCAATCGCTTGGTGTATTCGGGATGATGGTAAGTTACTTTCATTGACGTACCTTAGAGAGCAGCAAGTATTTGCTTGGGCGCCACAAGAAACAGACGGGCAATTTGAATCAACCTGCAGTGTCAGTGAAGGTAATGAAGATGCGGTTTACTTTATTGTGTGCCGGAAAGTTGGTGGTGATACGGTGCGTTATATCGAGCGTTTGAGCAGTCGCCTATTTACTAATACAGAGGACGCTTTCTTTGTTGATTCTGGTCTAAGTTATGACGGCAGAAATAAAGATGAATCCAGCAAGGTACACCTAACTACAATCGATAACTGGACGTATGAAGGTGATATTACCTTAACCGCCAGTAATGCCATTTTTAAAGATAGTGATATCGGTAATGCCATTCACTTGCCTTACTTTGAAGATGATGAAAACAAAACCCTACGCTGCGAAATTACTGAGTTTATTAACACTCATGCGGTGCGAGTAACACCCAATCGTGATGTACCTGAATTGCTACAGGAAAAGCCATTAAGCGAATGGGGCTTTGCGCGTTTCCGTTTTGAAGGGTTACAGCATATTGAAGGTAAAACCACCAGCATTCTGGCTGATGCAAATGTATTGCCTCAGCAAAAAGTATCTGGCGGCGCTGTGTCATTAGAAGAGCCAGCCGTAGTGGTTCACATTGGCTTACCGTACGTTAGTGATATGGAAACTTTAGATATTCATATTAACGGGCAAGAAACGCTACTCGACAAAAAGAAACTGGTTAAGACCGCTAGCCTTATTGTTAATTCGAGTCGTGGGATATTTGCTGGTACCGAAAAAGACCGACTATATGAATATCCACAGCGTGAATTCGAGTTCTACGATAACCCGGTTGATGATGCTACTGGCGTGGTAGAAATTAACCTCGATGCACAGTGGAGCAAAAACGGCCGTGTATACGTCAGACAGTCAGATCCATTACCTCTATCTATCTTAGCGGTTATTCCTCGCTTAGATGTGGGGGGCTTCTAATATGGCAAAGAGTATTGTTCAAATCGTACCTGCAACATTAGAGCACGCTAAAGCACTGGTACCGCATGTTAGACAAGCTGATATCGATGAATTCTATGCAATGAACCTATCAACGCCTGAGGATGTTTTAGCCTCAGGAATCAAGCTGTCTACAAAATCATGGGCTGCTATTTTCAATGGTGAAGTAGCGGCTATCTTTGGTGTGTCTCCAGCGTCAATTATCGGCGGTGTTGGTATTCCTTGGTTGGTTGGCTCAGATATTTTAGAGAAGCATCAGAAAGCTTTTCTACGTCGCTGTAAGCCATTCGTTGGTTTAATGCTGCATATCTATCCTGAACTACTTAATTACGTTGATGAGCGCAATTACGTTGCTAAGAGCTGGCTGCATTGGTTAGGGTTTAAGTTAGAAGACGCAAAGCCAATTGGTGCGCTTAATTATCCATTCCACAAATTCACGATGAGGGCTAAATAATGTGTGATCCTATTTATGCCGGTGTTGCAATGCTTGCTTCATCAGGCATGCAAGCATATAGCCAATATCAATCAGGTAAATTTAATGCTGATGTAGCCAATCAAAACGCACGCCAGAACGAACAAGCGGCTAATGATTCAATCAATCGTGGTAATGCAGAAGCAGAGAAACAGCGCTCACGTACACGACAACTAGCAGGATCGCAGGCGGCGGCAATGTCTGCTAATGGTCTTGACTTAAGTTCAGCAGGTGCCCTTGATATGTTCGGCGATACTGCGGCAATGGGTGAATTAGACGCTTTAACGCTGGTTAATAATGCGAGTCGTGAAGCGTACGGGCTTCGTATGCAAGCAGCTAACGATAGGTTACAGGCAAAAATGTCACGCCGTGAAGGTAACTTTGGTGCAGCCACAACATTATTAACTGCACCAATTAAAGCATACGGTGCATATAAATTAGCTGGTGGTGCATGGGACCCATTCTCTGGAACATCTAGTGCAGCAGTTAGCAGTAGCTCAAGTGACAACCTATTCGATATTGCAAAGAAAAACGGCACTAACCGTTTTGTATTCTAAGGGGGGACGCATGCCAATTGTACCAACGTATAAAGAACAACAGGTTAGTTCATCACCTCTACCAAATAATGGTTTTAGTGTTCAGTCTAACCCTAATCAGTTTGGTGCTGGTTTAGGTCAGGTTGCCGAGCAATATACAGGCTTATTCGCTGAAGCGAAGCAGCGGGCTAATGTGGCACTGGCACAAGATGCGTCATTACAGCTTAGACAAAAAGCCAATGAACTGATGAACGATCCGCGCAATGGATTACTTGCTATGCAGGGTAAGAATGCTATTGGTAAAGGTTATGAGTTTGAGCAAGCATTTGATAATGCCGCTGGTGAAATAGCTGGGACGTTGCAGGATGATGCGATTAAAAGCATGTTCGCACAGCAAGCAAAAGAAATGCGCTTGCAGTTTAGTTCGCAGGCTAATAAGCATGAAATGGGGCAAATTAAAGCTTACGAACAAGATCAATTCCAAGCAACGTTATCTGTTAATGCGGAGTCAGCTGCTAGCTTGTATGGCGATAATAACGCCTATGTATCAGCAAACAAGCAGGTATTCCAGCAAATAGAAGAGTTTGGCTTTTCGCACGGTTGGAGTGATGAGCAGATTCTAGCCAAGAAACAAGAGTTTAAAACAACTACAGCTAAGAGAGCTATTGAAAATCAGCTAGGTTCTGATTATATGCAGTTTATGCAGCAGAACGGAGAGCCATCAGATAACGGCGGTATCAGTCGTTCATCAACGTATTACGGCGGCTCGGTTGGCTCAACGCAAGGAATGATTCAGCAGGGTAACATCAATTTACTTAACAGACCAACTGTTAAAAATAAAGACGGTTCGATTAGTACGGTAAGGACTATTTCAATTGGTACCGACCAGGGCGAAGTATTAATTCCAACTGTCAGTGATGATGGTCGATTGCTTTCTGATGATGAAGCTATCGCACTCTTTGAAGAGACTGGAAATCATTTAGGTGTTTTTGATAACCCTGATGATGCAACGGCATACGCAGAAAGCTTGCATAATCAGCAAGAGAAAACTTATGCCAAAAATGGAAGTGGGGCGCGTGGCGTTCGTAATAACAATCCGGGTAACATTCGAAAATCAAAAGATGTTTGGGTAGGTCAAACCGGTAATGATGGTTCTTTCGTTACGTTTGCTACACCTGCACATGGCATTAGAGCTACAGGAAAAAACCTATTATCGTATGCAAGGCAAGGGTATGTAACACCTGAGCAAATCATTACTCGCTGGGCACCACCTGAGGATGATAACGATACTGAAGGTTATATTAAATTTGTATCTGATTATCTCAATGTTCCACGTGATACTGCTCTTGACCTAACTGACTTAGATACATTAACACGCCTATCAATGGCGATAATGATTCAAGAGAATGGACAAGGTGAAGTTAGCAAACTATCTAATGATGATATTTCCAGTGGGATTCAATCAGCGCTTGGATTAGTAAGTTTACCTAGCTCACCTAATGCACCAAAACGCTTAACTGGTTCAGTGGCTTTCGATGCACTTGACGAGTCAGACCAGGCAAAATACTTAAAGCAAGCTGAGCAAATGGACAAGCAACGCCAGCAACAATTACAAACTGAACTTGGAACTACTATTTCTGATTCCTATGCCGCATGGGAAAACGGTCTTGATGCACCTAATGCGCCATCTGAAAAAACTATTATTTCTGCTTTTGGTTATGACAAAGGTACTGCAATGATAGCGGATATGCGAGAAGCTAAGCGATATTCTGGATTGATATCAGCAGCTAAAGATATGACGCCACAGGCTCAACGCTCATTATTAAATAGCATCATGCCGGATCCATCTGAAAGCAATTACGCCAGTAAAATGCAGCGCTGGGAAAAATTCGGTAAGTTTGTTGATAGCAACATCAAAGCGCAAGACAAGGTGTTTTCTGCAAATCGTCTGCAGTTATCTATACAGAATAACTTCCCGCTAGATCCTAACGATAAAAGCAATCAGGATGCAGCAGACAACTACTTTGCAAATAATATCGAATCATCATTCAATATTCGTGATGAGAATAGTTTAAATGCAGTAGCTGAAATATCTAGCCGTACTGGAATTATTCCATCGCAAATTAAATCAAAACTGGTGACGGGTTCAACATCAAGAAACCCTGAATTAGTCATTCCAATGGCTAAAATGTACGGACAGATATTTGATAATAATCCATCTGCTATTAATGGGTTATCTACTGACGCCATGGCTTACTATGGAAAAATCTATGATTTAACTCGCTCAGGCATGGATAGTGAAAAGGCAATAGACATTGCATATAACCTGACTTATGAACAGAACGATAGAACCAAGGCGATTATCGCTGAACAGATGCGCGATAAGAAATACAGCAAAGAAAGAGAGAAAGCAGCACAAGGTAATATTAATAGTTTCTTTGCATTAGGTGGTTTCTCATCGCCAAATATCACCAAGCCAAGTGTTAGCAACCGTGAATACATGCGTGATTACCAAACGCTTTATGATGCAAACTTTGCTAGTACTGGTGGGGATCCTGATTTAGCTAAAAAAATGACTGACGCACAAGTTAAGAAAACATGGGGTGTCACATCAATAAACGGTAAAGATGAAGTTATGCGTTATGCGCCTGAGGCAGTTTACGGTACCAGCGAAAGTGGTGCTGGTAACTGGATCATTGGTCAATGGCAAGAAGAGCAAAAGAACCTTAAATCTAAAATGTTTGGTGGCATGCCTGGCGATGCTGAATTTGTTTTAGTTCCTGATGCGGTGACAGCTCGTGATTACAGTTATGCAATCATGCTAAAACAAACCGGCAGCGATAATATCCCTGTATTTACACCTTTCCTTGGTGATAACGGAATGCCGTCACGCTTTAAGCCTGAACAATCATCATCACCAATGTATCGTGAGGTTATGGATAAGCGCCAGAAAACATATCAAGAGGCTAAGAAAGAGCGTGAGATATTAGATGGTAACGCTAAACCTGAACCAATTGATTATGGTTTCAGTAATACACTTAACACCATGTTCGGGAGAGAATAACCATGCCTATTTATGAAATGAACCCAAGTGATGTAATGGGCGCTGATGTTGGTTCAATTAAACAACCTGAACCTCAATATGGTGAATCAAATGATGTAGGCATTCTTGATGCTGCAAACCCATTCAGTAATAAAAATGAGGTTTCTAGGCTACGTGATGCAGCATTTCGGATTGATAACTCAGTAGGTAGTTTAATCGCTACAATGCCTTTTAATCAGTTCGAAGAACAAGACGGTTACAACCCATTTGATGATGAACGTACATTATCTGGCTATGAAGATTTTGCCGATGCATTTATTCACTCTAAATCACCAGAGGAAACATCAGCAATAAAACAGCGTATTAATAGGCAAATACAAGATAGGCAATTACTGCAAGATGCTGGTGGAGCTGGATTAATTTCAAGCATAGCCATGGGGGTTATTGATCCTATAAATGTGGCAGCAATGATGGTGCCTGCAGGCACTATTGCGCGTGGCGGTGATGTATTAGCAACAGCAAGTAAATTTGCCGTATCTAACGCGCTTGGTGGTGTTGCTTCTGAATTAGCTTTATCTTCCACACAAGAAACGAGAACACTGGAAGAAAGTGCATTAAACGTAACGTTTGACGCTATGTTAGGCGGCTTGCTTGGTTCGGCAGCTCAGTTGGTTAAAAACAGAGGGAAGATAGTCAGTAAGTTTAAAAACGATGTGTTAGGCGAGCAACAGACAGTGCAACAAAATATTCCTGATAACACCAGTGTAGGTGCAATGGAAGTTCCTGATACCACGCTGGAGCAGGAAGCATTGAAAGGTCCATCATTTATTAATAGAACAATGAATGTTAGCCCTGTTGGGCGCGTGGCTCAATCACCATCCAAAACAGCGCGGCAAATTAACCAACTGCTTGCAGAGAACAATTTTACCTTTGCAAAAAATGAAGAGGGTATTGCATCGTTTACAGCGGTAGAAACCAAAGTAAGAGGATATGAAGCACTTGTTTATAAGCAAGTTGAATCAACCAAGGACTTTTATAAAATCTATCGTAAAATGGCTAAAGAGCGAGACGGTAGTCGATTAAGCTTATATGAATTTAGTGAGCAAGTCGGTGATGCTATGCGTAATGGGGATCGCCATGCAATACCAGAAGTCGCAGAAGCAGCAAGAGCCGTGCGTCCTATTGTTGAGAAAACCAAGGATCGCATGGTTGAGCTTGGCATCTTGCGTGAGGGGGTAACTGTATCAACAGCAGAAAGCTATTTTCCTCGTATTTATAAGTTCGACAAAATACTGAATGACCGAGCAGAATTCCGCACCATCATTGCCGATTGGTTGCAGGAAATGAACCAGCGTACAGTGTATAAAGCTGAATCTAGTCTAGCCAAAGCTGACGCAGGAATAGAACAAGCTAGAATATCCGCCCCACAAGCAGAAAAATTGAATGCTGAAATTAAAGAGGCTGAACGCTGGTCTGGTAAAAAACAGCTTTTAATGGATGAAATAGAAAAGAACCGAAAATTAGTTGCAGAAAAAGAAGCTGTTTCAGCTGAAATTGAAATACGTAAAGCAAAAAAGCCAACTAAAAAACTTGAGCAATTAGAACGTAAACTTATGCGTATTGAAGAGGCTGAAAATAAACTGGCATCTTATCAGCGTTCTTTAGATATTTTAGACAACCCTCGTCAGTTTAGAAACGAATATCGCCAATTAACACGTAAAGCAAATTCACTGACTCGCTATGATAATCGTCGCCATGCAGCATTGCGTAGAATGGAACCATTAGCGCGTGAAGAGGTTGAAGCTGCCGCGGATGATATCATTAATAAAATTATAGGCGCACCATCTGGCATTGTACCTAGTGAGCTGATCCCTGATGGATTAACTAAGCGTGCAGGTTTCACCAAATCACGTACGTTAAATATTCCAGATGAACGTATTAAAGACTTTTTAGAGTCAGATGTTAACTACGTGATGGAAAACTATATTCGCCAAGTTGCACCAGAAATAGAGCTTACCGCACAGTTCGGGCGTGTTGATATGGATGCACAAATCAAGGCGATTACCAATGATTACAACACGTTAATTTCAGAAGCCAAAACAGCAAAAGAGCGCGGTAAGTTAGAGGCAAGAAGGGATGCGGATTTACGAGATATTCGCGCCATGCGTGACAGGTTATTAGGTACCTATGGCGCACCTAAAGATCCATCAAGTTTCTTTGTTAGAGCCGGTCGCATTGCTCGTCACGTTAACTTCTTACGTTTACTTGGTGGCATGACAATTTCATCATTGCCAGATATGGCCAGACCGATTATGCAACATGGGTTGCGTAGCGCGTTAAAACCATTGGGTAAAATGTTAACCGACATTAGCGCAATGAAGATTGCCAAAGCTGATTTGCGTGAAATGGGTATAGGCCTTGAATATGCGCTGTCTAGCCGTTCTAAAGTTATTGCTGACCTTAACGATCCCTATGCTCGCCGTACTTTTCTTGAACGTGGTTTGGAATGGTCCTCACAAAAGTTTGGTAACTTCACATTGATGAATCAATATACCGACACAATGAAGATGTGGACGGGTATTGTTACGCAATCAAAGATACTCAGGGCTGCACAAGAGGTTGCAGCCGGAAATGCATTAAGCAGCAAAGAAATCAAAAAGCTGGCTCACCTCGGCGTTGATAAAAACATGTTAGAGCGTATCGCTCAACAATACTCAAAGCACGGTGAAGATTTAGACGGTATGTTAACTGGTCATAGCCATCTTTGGGATGATCGTGTAGTTCGTGAAACTTTCCAAGCTGCGGTATTGAAAGATGTCAGAACGACAGTGATCACACCAGGTATTGGCGATACTCCATTAATGATGAGTAGCGAACTAGGCAAGATTGTGATGCAGTTTAAAACTTTCTTCTTTGGTACTCACAATAGGGCGTTAGTCTCTGGCATTCAGTCTGGTGATGCTTCATTCTATTATGGAGCTTTATTGCAAATCTCATTGGGTTCATTGGTCTATGTATTAAAATCAATGATGGCAGGGCGTGAAATTAACGCTGAGCCTGCTAACCTTGTGAAAGAGGGTTTAGACTGGTCTGGAATGATGGGTTGGCTAGGTGAGCCTAATAACCTATTAGAAAACCTCAGCGGTGGTTCGTACGGTATGAGCGCTATGTTTGGTGGCCCACCAGCATCACGTTATCAAAGTCGTAATGGTATTGGTGCATTATTAGGTCCTACATTTGACCTTGGTGGAGATATCCAAAATATTACCGCAGGTGTTATGAATGGCGAGTTTGATGATAGAGAGGTTAGATCGGTAAGGAAATTATTACCGTTCCAGAATCTTTTCTATTTATCTCCGTTGTTGAATCAGGTTGAAGAACAACTTAAGTAAAGAGCGTAGCATGAACAAATCAATTAGAAAAATTGAGTCCGAAAAAGAAAGTGCAATCATGCATTGCAGGATTGGAATATATATATCAATAGCTGGCTTTCTTTTAATTTTTGCGAATTATATGTTTGATTCTGATAACAGCCCGATTTTAGCTGGTATTATTATTGGTGGTGGAGTGGTATTTTGGGGAATTAACCATGACAAAGCTAGCAACATCAAAAGAGAGTTAGATAATATTTGTTATAAAAAATACGGTAAGAGTCATAAAGATTCGTGGAATGATATATCCAATGACGAAGGTTATTAAAGTGATATAAAAAGGCCGCAGAAGCAGCCTATCTTTTGGATTTATGTTTATCCCAGCAGGTTTTACACCACGCCATTAATTTATCAGCATTTTGGTTATTTGGATAAAAGCTTGTTCGTTTTCTTCTAACATTGCATACAGGGCACCATTTCATATGCTTGGTGTTCTTAGGGCCATCAAGGCAACTAGCACACCAAATAGTATGTCCATCAGGATTTTTTGATGATTTTCTGAACTTATCATAAGGCAGATTTATTCGGCATCTAGTGCACTGTTTTTTACCAATGGCTTGGTTGCTATCATTGGGTACAGGAGGTTGAGATTTCTGAGGCTGAGCCGCTATTTGTTTAGCTAGTTGCTGATTGATAACGACAGGCTGTTTTTCAGATATAGAGTAAGATTGTTTAGGCTGGGTATTCTGGATTGCTTTAACTGATTCAGCGGATTGTACGGCCTGATTATGGAAGGTATTGACATCAGGTTTACTGCTAAATTGAGTAGCAGTTTGTTCTACAACCTGAGTTCTATGGATATTAATTTCACCATCATCAGTTTGTATTTTCTTTGTATGGGTTACAACGGTCCTATCAGATACTTTAGTCTTATTTTGATTAATTAAGTAAATGATAACAACGACTACGCCAATAACAATAAACAGTTCCATAATATCACTTTATCTTATCAATTATCATTAACCCAGTAGGTTAATACCTAAAGTGAAATTGTTCAATCAAAAAAGCCCCTTGCGAGGGGCTTCATTATACCTATAGCAACTTACTAACTGTTGAATCAATATATTGCGCGTGGGTTTGAATGGTGTTGATAGCCTTAGCCATGTTCATCATGCAATCACGAATGTGCATTAACACACGTTCGGCATCTTCCATGTTATGACCATCTTTCTTAAGCCATGCTACAAGCTGGTGGAGCACATCTTCTTTAGGGTTGTTGATAAAGTCCTCAAGAATGCGTGAACGTGGCTTACGGGTTTTAGGGAAGCTGTATTCTGGTAGGGCATGACCTGCAGGAATAAACTCACCTTCATGGATAACTTTCTGTAGTTCGTCCACCAGTGCGATCAGTTCTGCGGTGCTGGCATTGTGTGGAATGCCTTTAGCGAAGCGATTTGCATCTTTAAATTTAGTGAAATAGTTATCTTCTAGAATTTCAAAAACATCCCAAGCGCGATCGGTATCTAGCATCTTGGCATGACGGGCTGCACCGCGTTCAGTCCATAAAATAAGACTACGGGCGTTCTTTCCTACAACTAATCTAGAGCATGGTCGGTTATAACCAACAGGGTTACTTAAAGTAACTCTGTTCTTAAAATCTTTTAATATTGAACCAGTTAGATTAAAGAAATGTTTTCCCTCAATAAATCTATCACGATTTCTTGAATGGTTGGTTTTGATGTTTTGAATTTCTGTTTCATATACATCAGCCAATAGATCTGTAGTAATTACAGGCATGCTGTTATGAATGATGGATGGTAGGTTTGATGCGGAGATGTTTAAATGTGCCATAGTGTTTTACCTTTATAGGTTAGGTTAACACCACTACTGACGCCAATCAGTTGGTGGTGAGCTGCACAGGGTTGGCGTAACCGGACACTAAGGCGCATAAACCGGCGCATCTTTCGATGCCCCCATACAGCCCACCATAGAATAGATGTGACTGTACAAACAAAAAAACCGCTAGCGCGGTTATGCGACTATGTGTTTATTCAGGACGCCAATCCCGACACCAGATTTTGCTGGTGTATATTCACTATGGCGCAAAATTTAGAAGATGTAAATTACCAAATTGTTTATGTGATTGAAAGCTAAATAAACTTTTTGTTTACCTTTCTGCTATTGTTATTTTTCTCACCCTTTGATTTTACTGAGTTATTTGTACTATTAAATATTTCAAAATCAAACCAAGAAATATGGGATATCTCATCAGAAGAAACGATTATATCCAGATCCGTGGTTGATATGGTCTTTGTTCCTTTGACTGTTGGAGCAAGTTTAACAACCCTTTCTGTTGGGTATACGTTAGTAAAATCAACTAGAAGAGTATCCTTGTCTCGATATCCGGACATAAGAGGGAAGAACGAAATGTATTTATTCGGACCTTCTTTTTCATTAGGGTCTGATAGTCCGTTAATAATGCCAACATAAACCTTTCTAGATGATAGATTGATTAATATTGAACGCTTTGGATTTGACTCTAAAGCTTCTAATAGCATTGAGTCCATAGTTCCAGTTGGTATGGTTTTTTTCAAAACCCTCGCGTTTTTCGCTTGTCTGACTTTCCCATAAACATTTTTATGTTTTCTTTGGTATTCCCATCCACGGATTAAATTTTTAACCCATACGATTAAAACGTAACATAGAGAAATTAATATTGAAGAAAAGGAAAGTAGTATCAGCCAGGCATACACACGGTCATTTTTTGGTTCGCCCGTTATTGAAAAGTTTTTAACTAGCAAATCAACCAAATGAAACTGAGGTATTGTAAACTTAATTAGCACTGCGATCGCGACAGATGCAATCAAGCTTAATGTACCGAGGGACGCAACCTTTAGATATAAAAGTTGTCCATCATGAGTATGTAATCGGTAGTAGTGATAAGGGTTAGCGATTACTAAAATATAACCGCTAACCAAAATTGGAATAAGCAGAAGGGCTAACAAAATCTATCCTTGTTTATTATTTCCCTGTGACAATGCGCATAGCCATGCGTTGCATTTCTTTAACTTCTGGCAGTTCTGCTATCTCGCTTGATGGGATATGCACAGAACCTTGTCTGCCTACTCTAATATAAGCATTCATTTTCTGATTATTATCAGTTTTAGAGTCTCGGCGAAGACTATTTCTTACAGCTGCTCTTCCAATCAATGAGTTGCTTGTTTTTTTTCTCATATCATCACCAAGTAAAGAAGTCTTTTTTGTATTATTAAAAATATAGCTAAGGATACTCATAATTACCTCCTTAACACTATTATGACTGTAGCGTAAAAGTGTTATCTAGGCGGCGCAAAGTAATTAACCTGTCGGGTTAAGTAAGTTAAGTATACACATATTTATCAGATAGCTAAACTTTATGTTAACTTTATGAGAGAAATATCTCCCATTAAAAGAAAAGCACCTCCGCATAGGTGCTTTAATTTATCTTAAATGATTACTTGTTTAACTCATTAGCAATATATTCAATATGCGTCTTGATGTTCTCTTTAACCCTCAAACTCAGATTTATGTAATTCATCATCGCTGTAATTTCAATGAGTGCCGCGCTAACGTCACATCCTTTACTATCCAGTTTTCTTAGTAGTTCTTCTACGTTCGACTTGCTCATCAACTCCTTTATTCCAGTTTCTGTATTAACTTTTTCTGCATAGTTATCGGGTGCTGGGAAATTAATTACATCTTTCATATTAACTACCTATGTGATTTAAGGAGCTTATACAGTAACTGAAAACACTCCATGAATGTTTATCTTTTTACATTTAAAGGTAAACATTATTTCGTTTGTGATTTTTAATGGCTATCATACACCAACGCAACCAAGTGGAGAATAACTATGACTGTTTCAACTGAAATCAGCAGTAATGAATATACAGGAAACGGTGTAACAACCGACTTTGATTATAAGTTCAGGATATTTAAGGCGAATCAATTAAGTGTTATCACGTCAGATGCTGACGGGGATAATGTTGTAATGCTTCGATTAGGTACGGACTACACCGTAACAGGCGCTAACAAGTCGGCTGGTGGAAAGGTAATCTTAACTAAGCCACTTGCCAACGGGCATAAAATTAGCATTGCCCGTGACATTCCAATCACACAGGAAACCTCATTCCGCAATCAAAGCAAGTTCTTTGCTGAAACGCATGAGGATGCATTTGATTACCTGACTATGATTATCCAGCGCATATGGGGAAGCCTTGGATCTCTGTACCTAAAGCGTCCAAATATTCTATCTAACTGGTTCGATGCTAAAGGCTACCGTATTGCTAACCTTGGAAAGCCCAAGCGTGATAGTGACGCAGTTGATTTAGGCACATTAAAGGATGAAATCAGTGGTGTTAACAGCACGATATTGAAACGTGAAAAACGCTTACTTCGTGTTGAGGATATGGACATTGCAGCATTGCCAAAGGCTAGTGAGCGTGCAGGTAATGTGCTTACGTTTGATAAAGACGGTAAGCCCAATGTTGTTGCTCCTGCTAGTGGTAGTGCAGTGGACGTTCTTAATCAACTATCTATAGGTAATGGATCATTAATTGGAATTGGCAACGGAACATTAAAAGATGCTATTTATTGGGTAACTCCTGAGATGTTTGGTGCGGTAGGAGATGGGGTTGAAGACGATACTAGCGCTTTAGTATCTATGATTAAGCATCTAAACAACTACCCTGATAGCGGAACTCCACTGGAAATAGAGAAGGTAGTTAATGGTAGTGGCGGAGAAGTGCGTTTAACTCCAAATAAAGTTTACAGATATACAAGNACGCTGTTTGTTCCGTCTAACGTTAGAATCGAAAGTAGAAAACTGTATTTTAACTCCGAGATATTTGGTGCANTATTCTATGATGGTGATATTAATTTACCTGCTGTCACTACTTTAACTTATAAAAAAGATTCAGGCGGTACATACCAAATCTATAATGATACCAATTACTTNCCTCAAGGTAGTGAGTTTGATAATGGAACATACTATGCAGCATGTCGTAATGTGCAATTAAATTGCTCTGTTATCACAAAGCCAATGACCAAGGTCGGTGTGTACTGGATTGGTGCGGCTGGCAGTACTACAAATCAGTTATGTATCGGNGAGAATAAAAACACAAATCCTCGTATGCCTATCGTTGGNCTTCTTCAAACTTGCGCATGGGGNAGTGTGCATTACAANCCACATATTCTAGCAACTGCCAATGGGGCGCACTTTGAAAACGCTAACGGAGGTACTATGCTGGTGTCTCCATATGTAGATAGAAATGGCTCGAACGGAACTGAATTAGAATCATCTCCTTACAAAATTGATGGGGCGATTGGCTCTTACGGCATCTCAAGCAAAAACACAACTGTTGTTATTCTTAACCCNGTTGTTGAGCACTTCTGGCTCCCGTTTATAGCNGATAACTCTGACTTACGCTTATACTCTCCACACATTGAAAGTTATGGCGGTAAAAGTAAGCACTGTTACTACGCAGCGAATGAATCAAAGCTNCTTATTGATAACCCTACGTTCTTCCATGACACCACCATNAGTGATGGATCGGTATTTTACGTGAATAATCAGCATAAGCGCGTATCTAGTATCACTTGCAGGGGTATGCCGGAAAGTACTGGCTACACACTGATTAGAGGTGANAATTCAGATGANGTACTAAAGGTTGATGACTTACCGGTAGGGCAGTGGCAATTTGGCAAGATTGGAGATTCTAAACTAGTTCAAAATATAGGCTTGAAGTTAAACTTAAATCAAATATTAGTTTCACAAAATGGAGATGATGATAACTACGGATTGCATGCTGAAACTCCAGTTAAGACAGTACAGAAAGCACTTGAACTGAGCAATGTTTATGGTTTTGATTCGGTTATTATTAGTGTATCTGATGCTGTTANTGCCGATTCAAACATAGATATAAGTAATAACAAGGAGATAACTTTCGGCGGNGGAGGGAGTCTCAATCTTTCGACATTCAGGATAGTTGCAAATTCAGGAAGGCATCACTCGTTAACAAATAATATTAAGATAANCTCAACATCTTCAGCATTAATAGAGCTAGGTGAAATGACAGATATGAGCTTTAAGTCGTTAAACGATGCTAAATCTTCGTACTCGCTTTTTCTTGTTGATGGCTTCAATAATATAAATATTAGCATTAGTGGNGGGAGTTANANGGGGATGAATTATCTTGTAGATAGCAAGATAAAACCTAGACCTTCTGCAAACATGAGAGGGATGGCTTCTGTGCCAAGAAATCAACTACCTGCTGAGATTGCAG